GTGCGTAGCTCAATTGGCAGAGCAGCTGGCTTTTAACCAGCAGGTTGAAGGTTCGAGTCCTTCCGCACCCACCATATAACCAACTGAGGATTTTGATATGTTTTTGCGTATGGCAGAGCGTCCGAGTCTCTCACTCTGCACCAATTAATACCCTGCTGGATTAGCTCATCCAGATACAAGGAGGATTGAAGTTCCTAGAGCTACTTTATTAATGGCCTCTTCGTCTAGCTGGACAGGACGCCGGCCTTTCAAGTCGGTAACGCAAGTTCGATCCTCGCAGAGGCTACCATTTTAAAAGAGGAAAATTGAATGACATCAAAGAATGATGTAACTGGAGATTCAATTCAAACAAAGATTTCTTCAGAGTCTTATAGAAGTAACTACGATAAGATTTTCAGCAAGAAGAAAACCGAAGAAAAAGATAAAGAAAAGAAAGTAGAAAACAATTTGTCATGATATATTGCGGGATAGTGTAGCGGTCTAACATAGGAGTCTCATAAGCTCTCTGCCGGCGGTTCGAATCCGTCTCCCGCAACCAGTTTTAATAAGCTCACGCAACGTGAGCTTTTTATACATTAAATAAATAGTATAACAACTTAAGAGATGTATAATGAAAATAGTATGTGTATATAAAACAGGTGGAGATTTTGATAAAGACTATGTGATAGCTCTACATAATTCTCTAAAAAATTATGGCTATGACTTTGTCTGTCTAACAGATGCATGGGACGTTCCACATTATATTAGACAAGTTCAACTAAAGTATAATTTACCTGGGTGGTGGTCAAAGCTTGAGCTTTTTGATAGAGATAATTGGATTATTGGAGAAGAAGATATATTGTATTTTGATCTTGATACTGTGATACTTGATGACATATCAGATTTGATTCATGCTACAAAGAATACAAATGAAATGATTATGCTAAAAGATTTCTACTTTCCAAAGAAACTTGCATCGGGTGTGATGTACATTCCAAACAAAGTCAAAGATATAATTTTCAATGAATTTATAAATTGTGCTGACCAAGCAATGATTATGTTTAAAGGTGATCAAGATTTCATTGCTGATACTATAAGAATTAACAGCATTCTTTACACTACTTTTCCAGATATCATACCAGACTATATTGCTTCTTACAAATGTCACATCTTTAAGACATATCCAAAACATATCACTCCATTAGAAGTCAATATCAAAAAATCAAAAATCATCTGCTATCATGGTAAGCCGAGACCCAAGGATGTGTTCTCATTGTTAGAAGACATTTATGTATAGTAGAATGAACTTTTAAACAATATATGATTGTCTATATAGCAACTTGTTATGGTATCTTATATATCTTTATATAGTTTCTATGCATTAAGATAGAAACTAATAAATAATAATACGACTACTAATAAGAAGAATAAAATGCTAACATTTAAGCTTCCAAATAATCAAGACTATCATTCGTTAGATGCTCTTACCGGATTCAATGGTGGAGCATCTCTAATTGTAACAGAAACATCGACTTTTGATATCCCTACTCCATTTCTTCCAAGAAATCAATCTTCTAACTTTAGAAAATTTGATGGTGCAAGATATGTAAGTGCGACTACAATATTTGAAGGTGGGACAATTACAGATACCGATACCGATGATTATCGTGATTATGTAGAAATGATTACTTCGGGCGCAACATCACAACGTGTTCTTTCAGATCGTGTCTATAAAATATTTGGTGATAGATTTATTGGTGGAAATGGAAAACAACCAGAAACAAATCCTGTTGATATACCAGATGTTTATATTCCTAAAGAATTAATTATATCATTGATTATGCAAAGTACAGGTGGAAATGTTGAATCTAACTCGGTAATGTCATTCAAAGAAGAGTTTTAATTATATGAAAGTAAATGACGTAGAATTAAAAGATGATAATGACATGGTGATACGAGCTTCAGAAAAAGGAATCTTTGAACGAGAAACATTCAAATATTTTCAAGACAATGTAAAAGAAGATTCAACATTCTTGGATGTGGGTGCCTATACTGGCATCTACAGTATCTTTGCGAATGTAACTAAGTGCTGTAAAGTATATGCATTTGAGCCAAATAAGATCGTATTTGAAAGATTAATAGAAAATGTAACAAAAAATCGTTGCTGTCATAATGATATCATTGTGTTCAATCATGGTCTATCAAACGCAACAAGAACAACGAGACTGTATGTAAATCCAAGAACTAAATTAACATCAGGTGGATCACTAACCCAAGATATTGGTAAGACTAAGAATATCAATTGCCAACTTCATAAATTCGATGAAATGACAATCTCAATATTGAATATCGATATTATTAAGATAGACGTTGAAGGACATGAATTAGAAGTTCTACAAGGAATGTCTAAAATGTTAAAAAGAGATAAGCCTAAAATTATTATTGAACTTTTATCAGAAAAAGATATTCTTAAATCTGATAAATTCTTAAAAGAATTAGGTTACAAATTTAAAATGAGATGCGACGATAGAAATTACATATATGAATAAAAATTCTCAATAAAATTTACAGATTAGAAAATTACTGTTATAATAGATTTTGTCATGAATCATGAAGGGAAATAATAGAACATGTTTAATTACGGTGATATTGTAAAAGTAAATAATGAAACTCTTGAGACTAATCAATCCAAAGGTCGTGTTATTAATATTAGAGATGATGGACTGATTAGTGTCAAGCTTAATACTAATTTTGTCATTCATCGAAGCGGATATGCCACTCATATTGTTCGATACAATCCAAAGAATTTAGAACTCATTAAAACTCAAGCTGAAGAGGAGAGTGTATTAGCTCATCTTTATGGAGCAAGAGAAAACGACTTTGATAAAGTATGTTACAACGATTATGTCATTTGTCTTAATATCCAAGATGCTCGTGAAGAAATTGCCAAAATGATTGAATGGGAAAAGAAAACTGGTATACAATATTTCTGGGTTACAATTAATCATATGCCTAGACAGGTAGATATTGAAAAGAAGCAACCAAGACTTGTAAAAGTCCATTAAGGAGAAAGTGAATGTCTAATCAGAAAGGTCGTGACGGTAAAGCTCAAAAGCAATATTATGCAAGCTACAACTATGAAGCAAATCGCAAGAAGCGTTTAAATCGACATCTTGCTAGACAGCCTAATGATGAGCATGCTAAAAAAGCTCTGAAGAATATTCATCATCGTGGTCCACGTAAGTCTGAGAATCGTCTCGGTTGGATCAATCGTTTTGAGACTATCGAAGGATTTGTTACAGAGAAGAAAGATGACAAAGGGTTTCTGTACGAAAACATTGGTGGTCCGGAAGATGCATTCCAGCGTGCATGGATGGCAAAACATGTTCGTGATGTTAATCGTCGCCATCGCCACGAAATAGAATTCAACTCAAAGAAAAAATCTAAAAGGTAAATTGAAGAAGGAGGAGGATTAACGTTCTCCTCCTTCTTATATCGGAGATTCAAATGCCAATAGTTAGAGCTATTAGCGGATTGATTATCTATATCGCTTCTGTTGTAGCATTGACTGCAATTATATTGCTAGTAATTCATTGCGGTTATTTTGTTATTGAAGGATCATGGACTTGGTTGTGGCAAGAAAACAGAACTCATTTTGCAATTCTTGTTTTGGTCTCAGGAGCTCTTGCTAACTGGATCATTGAAGATGAATGTAATGAAGAATGCAAGAAGGATAAATCATGAAAGATTTTTCGTTTGACTTTGAAACCGTTGCTCAATCACCAGATGCAGTCGTACTATCATGTGCATTGATTGTTTACGACAGAGATAAGCTTGAAGATTTTCAGACTTATCGTGAAAAAGCATACTACTGGAAATTTGAGTTGAATCATCAGCTCGAAAGAGGTCGTATCATTGATCCACGTACATTGGACTGGTGGGATAAACAAGACCCAGAAGTTCGTAAGTCTCAGTTTGAACCAACAAAAGATGATATTGAATTAGGACAGTTTATTACAGATTTTAAACATGCTCTGATTCGAGAAAGTGTCACTAAAGGTACTAAAGGATATGTTCGAGGTCAGTCATTTGATTTTCCTATTCTGGGTAATATCCTTTTGATGTTCAAAGATGATTCTGATCTAGATGATTGGTCTAAGAATCAAGCTTTCTACCCAATTCCATTCTGGGATCAGCGAGACATTCGTTCTTATATCTCTGGTCTAATGGTATCACATGATGTAACAAAAGTTCCATTGCCTAAAGGAACACTAAACGGATTCAAGCATCACGATCCTATTGACGATGTTGCTCGAGCAATCATGCATATCAAGCACGCTGAACTGTATGCAGCCGACGAAATGGATATGCCTGAAGAATCTGACATGGATGAATTTTCATATAAGTGAGGTGAAGAATGGGTTATCGGCACTTGTGTCCAAACTGTAATGAAGCAATTTTTGATAGCCCGACAGAAGTTGAGATTCTGTCGGGCGTTTACAAATGTCCTAATTGTAGTGAAGATCTTCGGGGATTCATTGACGAATATGAGAAGATTGAAAAAGTTGAAGCGTTTCTAAAACGAATATCGGATATTGAAGAAGCTCTGAAACAAATGAATATGAAGTATATATAAATAAAGGAGTTGATATTATGAAATCAAAAGCTCACAGGCAAACACAATTTAGAACAATATCTAAACTCAGCAGGATAAGACAATGACTATTACAATTAAAGAACACCAAGAGATCAACGAAGCAATTCAATCAATCGATGCTCAGTTTACAGACGACCTAATTGATAAAGCTGAGTACTACGATATTGAAGAAGACGAAGTTACTCTGATGACAACTGTTACGGTCTATGATGTCAACGGTGGTGTACTCACAACAGCGAATGTTGAAGATTACGATACTGCTTATGCATACATGGAAGAGATGTTTGATCTTGAGCCGCTTGACGATGAAGAAGTTGACCCTGATGCAGCTGCGATTAATAGTCGTTACGGTCACAACGCATAAAAATTCTTATATTCCATTTACAGATTTTGAAAACTGTAGTATGATTGATTTACAGGTTGAGAAAAACCTGTCTATTAAACAACTACGAGGTAATATGTTTATGAGAAAAGCTACAATTGATTATGATGGAATTGGGATTGTGAATAACTGTGGTAACTCTAATTATTGGGGTGTCTCCACTGACCCGTACTATGATCATAAGTTTCGTGTGGTCGTTAATTTGAATGATAGGATTTACACCTTCCTTTTATCTAGAGAATTTACTGAGAAAGATGCAGCACATATCGCAAAGCATCTGTATAAGTATCGTCTTAAGCATATTAATCTCCCTACTCGGATTTACATCCAAGCAAGAAAATTTAAGAATCTGGTTTACATTGTCGATTTTATAAATCAAAAGATTGAAGCATTTAGCAATTCTTTTGGACTTTACGACGATAGTTTGGAAGAGTTTTATTGGGAAGAGCTTTGTGGCGATGTTTCCGTGGTTAAACCAACTCCTGTTGCAATGTCAAAACAGAATTCGTTTCTTAAAGACCTCACTGACATGGCTGATCCATTCGATCTTCCAGCGTCTGACAAGGAATTGATTCGTGAGTTTGTATCAAATGTCATGTCAGACAAGATGTCTATAAAAGGAAGGCAGGTTCTGAATACATTTGCAAAAGTTCTCACTGAATGAGAGAATGAGAAATATCTGGGAAGCTTCGGCTTCCCTTTTTTTCTCTATAAAAAATTTTGAAAAAAATGAAAAAAACTATATACAGAACCTAATTTGTTTGATAAAATGGTATCATCAAATAGAGGAAACCACAAAAACCTCTGATTTGAAAAACCGAAACTAAAATGAGAAGGTACTATATCATGGCTAAGCAAATCGCATTCGAAACTCAAATCGACATCGCAATCGCTGTTCTGAACAGTAACACAACCAAGAAGCAAATCGCTGCCGATTATAGTGTGTCTTCTGACTCTGTTAGTCGCTATGCTAACAAGCATGAAGATGAAGCTCGCAACATCATTTCCAAGATGGCTGATATGACCGATGAGTCCGAAACTACTGATGAAGTAGAAAATGATACTGATAAAAACGACGCAACAAAATCAATGGAAGAAATAATGAAAACTCTGAACTCAAATCAACAAAAGATTCTGACTGACTTCTACAATAAGCGTGAAGAAAATACTGATTTTGTAAATCGTGTTGGACAGCGTGGCCGGAATCCAGACGGTGTAAAATCAATTCGCCAACTTATAATGGAAGTTATTGATACTCACTTTCAAGAAAAAACTCTTCTTAGAGAAAATCGTCAAAAAATTGTCAAGCAAATTATGGATGCAACTGGGCATAATCGAGTCCAATCAGCAAAATATTTCTCAGGTTACAAACGTCTCTTCGGTGGATACCAAGACAAGTAATCTTAAATAACATAGCACAACTGATGGGATGGTGTATAATTACACCATCTCTTGTTTTGTTTATAGAGGAAAACTTATGATCATTATTGTTGAAGGTATGGATCGTTGTGGCAAAGACACACTGATCAAACATATCAGAAAGCACAAGCTCAAAAATGTTAAGACTATGATGATGCATTGTGTGTCACCACCTTCAGGAGCTCCAATGCATTGGGCTCTAAAGCATTACACAGAACTTCTCTCTCACATTACGAAAATGTCTGATTGTGGTTGGGATATCATTCTTAATCGCTCTCATCTTGGTGAAGACGTTTACGGCCCTATCTATCGAAACAGACCAGCTGAATGGGTTTACACATTGGATGCTCAGTTCTTTTATACGCGCGACGATGTCATGTTGGTTACTGTTGTAGACAGTCCAGAGTGTGTCATGAGTAGGGAAGACGGAGATAGTCTATCTAGTAATATTGATGACATATCAAAGGTACGAGAGAGCTTTATACGTGTTCATGGCAAATCCCAAATTAAGAATAAACTTCTTTACGACTATACAGAAAATTCAACTTCTTTAAAAGACATGATAAGTGGAGTCGATTTTCAAATAACAGACAAACTTCCAGACAGGGGATACTTTAATGGAGATGCCTAAAGTAAATGATATACGAATTCAATTTGACAACATGCTTAAGCACGAGCAATTCACAATTGATCGTACAGGAGTGAAGACACTTGAAATCATCGGAGCAACATTCATTGCAGACGAAGACTATATTATCAGAGAACCAAACAAAGATTACATTCAACGAGAGCTTGATTGGTATAAATCACAGTCACGTTACGTCATTGACATTCCAGGAAAAACACCAACCATTTGGCAACAAGTGTCAGATGACTTTGGCAAAATTAATTCCAACTATGGCTGGTGTGTATGGTCGGAGGAAAACGGAAATCAGTTTGATAATGTCGTCAACGAATTGCGGAAAAACCCGAATTCACGAAGAGCAGTAATGATCTACAATCGACCAACTATGCATATTGATTACAATGAAAACGGTATGAATGATTTCATGTGTACGTATGCAAACACATTCTATATTCGTGATGGTAGACTTATCAGCCATTACTTAATGAGATCTAATGATGCTGTGTTCGGATACAACAATGATTACGCCTGGGCTAAATATGTTCAAAAAGAACTTGCAGATGAACTTAATATTGAAGTTGGTGATCTAATCTGGACTGCTTCTAATTTACATATTTATGAAAGACACTTTGGATTCCTTGTAGACTGGATAAATAGTGATACGAAAGGCGCCAGCACACTCTAGAATGAATTTTAAAACTAACTAAGGATAACCTATATGAAATACACATTGATTCGTAGTCAAGGTTTGAAGTAGGTTAGTGTCAACAAACGTACATTGTTAATATATATTAACAAGAGGATATTACATGATAAGTCACATCGTTATACCAACATTAGGTAGAATTCATAATCAAATAACATATAATAATTTACCTGATAAGTATAAAAATATAACTAAATTTATAGTCCAACATCATGAATTTGAAAAAATGGCAGAGTTATATGGAGACAAAGTTATATGTTTGCCAAAAGAAATAAACACTATAGCACCAACAAGAGAATGGATTTTTAATAATTTTAAAGATTCACGTCATATGGTATTTGATGATGATTTGAATTTTACAGTAAAAGAACCTAATAAAGATTTATCTGATGGTGCACCAAAATGGATATCTTGGAAATATACTGATTCAGATTTTGATGATATGTTTAATACTATTGATTCTTGGATGGACGAAGGTATTGTTTTTGGTGGATTGGGTACTACATGGATTGTGCCTAGCATAAATCTATGGCCATATAGCGAAAATTATAGAGTTATGACAAACACTTTTTATAATGGACCTTTATTTCCAGTTGATATTAAATGGGATAGAGTGCCAGCAGCTGAAGATTTTGATGTAACTCTCCAATTGCTAACTAGTGGAATTAAAAATAGAATTTCTACAAAATACATGGTTAATCCATCAGATACAAATACTGACGGAGGTTGTTCTGTATGGAGAAATATAGATGTGCATAACGAATCGCAAATAAAGTTATCAAAGTTGTGGCCAGATTTCGTAAAAACTAAAGAAAAGACTGTTAAATCTGGGCCTTGGAAAGGATTAACTAAATTAACTACACATATTCAATTTAAAAAAGCTTATAAATATGGTGTTGCTAAATTAGAAAATTCAGAAAATTCACTATTTAGATCGTATATTTAATGAATAATCATAAAATTACATTCGCCCCGCTCATACCACTTATCGGTGGATTTCCACTCGGTGCTGAATTAGCTTTAAATGTACCACCATCTGCTATATATAGTTATAAAGGATTTGAATTAAATGATTCGCACTATGTAAATTATCAACAAAAAATAAAAAATAGAAACATTCCATATGTTTCAATAGACGATAAAGAAGACTTAGATCCTGTTGATATTGTAGTATGTACTCCTCCGTGTGCTGGATTATCTTCTTTTAACTCTAGTAAGAATCCTGATTCACACGGCCCTGGGTGCGCGCAAAATGAATGGATGTATATTAGTATAACAGATGCTATTAAAAAATTAGATGCTAAAGTCATATTAGTTGAAAATGCTCCAGCTTTATATACAAAAAAAGGTAAACCGGTTGCAGATAAAATATATAACATAGCTAAAGAAAATGGTTATTCTTTGACTTTATATAAAACCTCAACTATTCGTCATGGAATTCCACAAGATAGACGTAGATGTTTTGCTATTTTATGGAAATCTAAAGTTGCACCTTATATGAATTTTTATAATCATAGTTATGACAAATTTGACGATTACGTTTTATCATATAAGCCTAATGGTATTAATTTAGATCATACTAACACAAAAATATTAAGTGATTCGTATTTTAGATTTTTAAGTTATAAATTTTGTAATCTAGATATACGACAAATGGTAAAAGATAGTAATACAAAATCAGTTTTGCAATTTGTGAATAACAATAAACTGTTAGATGAAGCTATAGATTTTTTTAAAAATGATGGTGATGTTAAAGCATATGATAGTGCTCTATACATAAAAAATAAGCTATCTGCTGGAGGTAATATATGGGATAGCTCTATAAACATATATGACAATAATATTGGTGCTCTAACTGGAAGAAATATGACTTCAGTTCTACACCCAATAGAAGATAGATCATTGACTATTGGTGAGTGTTTATATATTATGAGTTTTCCAATTGATTTTGAGTTATTAGGTGGAAAAAAGAATATGAATCATATTGCACAAAATGTTCCAGTACACACAGCACGTGACATTGTTCTTGAAGCAAAAAAATTTATTCTTGGTGAATTAGAATTTTCAAACTCTGATTTTGTTAAGCAGAATAATTGGAAAGAAGAAATAGATTTTGAGTCTCATTCAGAAGAACAAATTATTGATTTGTTTGAGAATCAGTAAAGTTCTTATATTTTAAATAATTTCAACGTCTATGATATATAGTTGCAATATGTTAAACTAATCATAATTTTAAGGAAAAATAAATGGCTGAATATAATTCATGTGCTGATCTTATTCAAGATAAAGACAAAGTAACAGAAATTGAAAATGCATTCATTGAATCTGATGATCCTTTGCAAGACATGCTTAACATGCAAAATTGGCTACAGACAATTCTTGCAAAGAAACTACCAGAAGATAACATTAGTCCAGACCAAGTAAAAACAAAAGGTCAGATGGTTGATTGGATGGATCGTAACTACGATGCTATCATGGATGAGTTTCGAGAGCTGAAGAATGCTATTGGTGGTATGAGCAAAGGCGAAAAAGAAGCATCTGCTGTTTGGAAAAAGTGGAAGGCGAATCATCAAGATATTTCAAATGAGTTAATTTCTGAGATGCCTGATGAAGATCGGCTTGAAATGCTATTTGAAATGATTGACATCTGGCACTTTATGATGAACAAATTTCTTGCACTTGGACTTACTTCCAAAGACATCTATATTCTATATATGTTGAAGAACGCTGAAAACAAACGTCGTTATGATAGTGGATATTGATTCTAAATTGTTCATAAATTGCTAGCAAACTTTGATATAATAAAAGGATGGTGTAAAGCCATCCTTTTTTATTGGAGATTTTAATGTCATCAGATCAAATGTTCTACACTTATTACTATAAACAAGGTAATAAGATATTAATTCGCTACAAGTCAAACAACGATCCTGTCACTAAATCAAAAGTAGTAGATTTCTATAAGCCAACACTATATACAGTGACAGAAGAAGAGACAGGCTTAAAGAATATCTACAATCAAGACGTTAAAGCAGTTGAATTTGATTCAATGCGAGACGCTAAAGGATTTGCTGAAGAGTACAAAGAACTTCCAGAAATAGGAATCTGTGGTAACTCTGATTATGCCAATCAGTTTATGATCGAATTGTTTGAAGGTAAAACTCCAGACTACAACGCCGATCTTATTCGTATTGGTATGACTGACATCGAGGTTCATGCAACCGATGGCTTTCCTGATCCTTATGAAGCAAAGTATCCAATCAACGCTATCACCACATATGATTCTGTAACAAAAGTTTTTACGACACTTGGTCTTGAATATGATGGTTGTGGCGGTTGGTCGAAAGATAATGTTGACAAAAAGATCAAAGACCTAAAAGTTAAGTATATTGGTTTTATGGATGAAGAATCTCTACTTCGTGCATTCCTATCCTATGTACAAGAAAGCAGATTTGATGTACTGACTGGTTGGCACTCTGAAGGTTTCGACGTACCTTACATTGTAAACAGATGTAACAAAGTACTTGGTGAAGCATACACCAAAAAGATGCTATCTCCGTTCAATAAAATCGATGAACGTGAAGTAAGAGCTAACTTTGGTCAAATGCAAACTGTTTATAACTTTGTAGGTATGCCTCATCTCGACTACATGCAAATCTACAAGAAGCATACTTATACTCCACGTGAATCATATCGTCTTGATTTTATCGGTCATGCTGAACTTGGCGAAGAAAAGTTGACTTATGATGATTATGGCGATCTTCAAGACTTATATGAAAAGAACTATCAACTATTCATTGACTACAACATTCGTGACGTAGATATCATCAAACGTCTAGATGAAAAGCTTGGACTGATGTCTCTCATATATGCTATGTCTTACTATTCTCTATGTAACTTTGAAGATACAATGGGTACTGTAAAGATATGGGAAAAGCTAGTTGCTAAATTCCTCTATAGTAAAAATGTCGTTCCTCCATTCCGTCGTGAAAAGATTATTGAAGAACGAGAGTTTGAAGGTGCATACGTTAAAGAACCAATAAAAGGATTTCATGATTGGGTTGTATCATACGACTTAAATTCACTATACCCTCACATAGAGCAGCAATGGAACATTGGGCCTGAAACTCATGTTCCTATAAATATTTTTAAAGAAAAAGCATTAGAGGAAATTAATGAAAGACTTAAAGACTTTGATTAAAGAATACTTTTAACCAATAAAGGTCATCTTAATTCATGTTACAGATTTTGATGTAATGTCTAAATATGATAATATATGCTCTTTATTAAGTTCTGCTTTATCAATTAATGATACTATCGTATATTCTAGAAAATGTACAGTAAAGTAAATATTAGAATCCAATAGCATTTATAGATATTACGACTGTGGACAGAAGAGGTACGAATGGATAAAAAAAGATTATTAGAACTTAAAGAATACTTAGAGAACGATTTTAAAAAAGAAATAGATAAAGTCAATGTTAACTATTTCTTAAATGAGAATATGTCTAAAGACTTATCGGATGTTTTAAATATAACAGATATGACTATTGCAGCAAACGGTGAATGCTATCGTACAGATCGAATGTCTTTCTTTTCTGAAATCAAACGTGAAATATATTCTGAACGTAAATCATACAAGAAAAAGATGCTAGGCTATAAACAACAGAATGTTGATGCTGATGAAAGTGGAAGCAAATCTGATAAAGATAAATATGATGCTTTAGAGTCTGCTGCTAATAACATGCAGATGGGTCTGAAGATTCTACTTAACGGTGGCTATGGTGCTCTTGGTAACAAACACTTCTTATACTATAAGGTAGAGAATGCTGAAGCTATCACCATGTCAGGACAATTGATCAATCGCTGGACATGTAGCTACATCAATGAATTCTTACAGAAGATATTTGATTCAAAGCAAGCTTTCTGGATTTACAGTGATACTGACTCTGGTTACTTTACGATCAAGCCGTTTGTTGATACGCTTAAAGATATGGATCGTGCTAAGCTACTTAATACAATTGAACATTTCTCAGACGAAGTGATTCAACCTAAGATTGAAGAACGCTGTCAAGAGCTTGCTGATTATATGAACTGTTATGAGCAGCGTATGTTTTGGAGTAGAGAGATCATATCCAATCGCGCAGTATGGGTAGGCAAAAAGAAATATGTCATGTCTGTATTTGACGATGAAGGTACTCGCTATCTTAATGATCCCTACTATAAAATTATGGGTATGGAGTCAGTTAAGTCTAGCACTCCACAATGGGCTAGAACATATCTGAAAGAATGCTACCGTGTATGTATTAATGAATCAGAAGAAACACTACAGAAGCGTGTTCAAGAGATCGTAGATGAATTCCACTCTTTATCTATCAATGATATTGCAATGCCACGTGGTGTTAACAATATTGGTAAGTGGTACGATGAAGATAAACTGTTTAAGAGCGGTACACCAAAGAATGTTAAAGCTGCGATTAATCATAATCAAATGATAAAGAAATTGAATCTTAAACGAATCGAGCCTATCACTGATGGAAATAAAATCAAGTTCGTTGAACTGAAAATGCCTAATCCTACAAGTGTTGATGTAATCGGATTTGACACTTATCTTCCAAAAGAATTTGAACTCGAAAAATATGTAAATCGTGAGCTTATGCTAGAAAAGTCATTCTTACAACCACTTCGTATCTATCTCGATGTGATTCGATATTCGGAAGAAGAAAAAGTTGATATGTTTAGCTTTTGATATCATTATCTAATAGATGTGTGTTACAATATATCATATTCACTCAATAGCAAAGAGACACTTATGGCAAAACTTATACTTACATTAGAATCAAACTCTGGAAAAGAGGATTTGTTTCGAGAGCTACTTACGACTTGTAGCACTAAGACAGGTGTATCAGAGACAGTAAACGAAGCAGTAAGTTCAGCTGATGAATATATGTTTACGATTGATTTTGATACGGCTGAAAATACAATATGCTTTATTGATCAAATGTTATTTCAAATCGAAGCTCCTGATGAAGGACATGAAGATTTGATTAAATCTGACTTTTCAATCTTTTCCGATGGAGAAGATAAGAAAGTTTCTTCATATCTAACTACAAGGCTTCATAAAAGTTTACAATACGATATTCAATTGCTTGATATGGTAGCAAGTAGTATTGCCGAAGATACTGAATTTCTTAACTCATCTCAAGACAACGTCAAGAAGCGTTTAACTAGTGTAGAAGAGTATCTAAAGAAAAGTGGTATTATCTACTATCAGCAATTCATGACAGAGGTCGTTGATGTTTTAGGAGATGCAGGTTTACTAGACAAAGAAAAGGTAAAGAACAAACTGTTTAATACACTTCACTAAGGAATCATATATGGGTTTAGCAGATAAGTTTGCAAAATCAACAAAGCTCTATGGAGCTGGTAAATTTTCAAAAATACTAGAAAAGGAAAAGAAACTACATGACACTGGAGTGTATGGTCTTAACCTTGCTTTCAGTGGTGATCTATTAAATGGTGGACTGAATCAAGGTGTTACTTGTCTAGCGGGTAAATCCAAGTCATTCAAAACTCTGTTTGGTCTGATTGCGTGTAAGGCGTATCTCGATGCTTATCCTGATGCTCACATGATCTTCTATGATTCTGAAGGTGGTGCTTCACAAGAGTACTTTGAATCAGTAGGCATTGATGTTGAGCGTGTTATCTATGTTCCAGTGATGAACGTTGAAGAGTTAAAGTTTGACTTGGTCACTAAGCTTGAAGACATTCGTGCAGAATATGAATCCGCTAAAAAAGAAGAAGATAAACCAAGGTTTGTTGTCTTTGTGGATTCAATTGGTAACCTTGCGTCTATCAAAGAAGTACGAGATGCAATGTCTGACAATCCTGCTGCTGATATGGGTACACGTGCTAAGGCTCTGAAAGCATTCTTTCGTATCACAACTCCTTACTTTGATCGATGTGAAATGTCAATGATTGGCATTATGCATACTTATGATGATATGGGATCAATGGGTGCACCGAAACAGATTATGTCAGGTGGTTGCTTACTTCCTGGTACTCGTATTCTTACAGCACAAGGATCATATAAGAATATTGAAGATATTGAAGTAGGTGAGTTTGTTGCTACTAAGAATGGTATGAAAGAAGTATACCAGACTTGGAATCCAAAAACTTTAGAAAATGGAAATCCACAATGTATCTCTGTAGAGTTTGAAGATGGATTTATTGTGGAATGTAGTGAAAATCACAAGTTCCTTGTAAATGATCAGTGGGTAGAAGCAAAAGACCTTAAACCCGGAGATGATGCTCAAATTAAAGCTAAGAAGGGTGCTAAATGAAAGTAAAAAGTGTTGAACGAATCGGTAAGCATAATGTATATGATATCTCTGTTAGAGATGAAGAAAACTATGTACTAGAAAATGGTGTTATCACTCATAACACTGGACCAATGTATTCTGCTAACAACGTATTCATTGTCGGTAAACGGCAGATCAAAGAAGGTAAAGATGTTATCGGTTGGCAGTTCATTCTTAACGTTGAAAAGTCTCGTACTATTCGAGAGAAGTCAGCGATTCCATTTGAAGTTCTTTATGGCAGTGGCTTAGATACTTATTCTGGTCTACTTGATATTGCGATTGCTACAGGGCATGTTGTTAAACCTAAGATGGGTTGGTATGCAAGAGCAAATGTTGAAGACGATAAAAACTGGCGTCGTAAAGAAACATCAACTACAAAATTCTGGGACCCTATACTGAAAGATACAACATTCATTGAAGCTGTTAAGAGTATGTATTGCCTCGGTGGTGGTGATCCTTTGCTTCAGAGCAAGATCGATGATATGCTCAACGACGGCGAAGAACTTGATGAAGACACTGGAGAGATTCTTAATTCTGAAGAATAATCCAATAAACAATGATATAATAGAGGGTTCTTAAACGGACCTTCTTTTTCTATAAGGATTCTCATGGTATCAATAGAACAATCCATCTTTAAAGCATTACTATATTCTGATGAGTTTGTTCGAAAAGTTTTACCTTATCTTGAGAGTGAATATTTTGATGGATATCAAAAGACACTATTTGAAACGTATAAAGAACTATTCGACAAATACAATACCGTTCCTAATCTTGATGCTTTAGCAATCTCCCTACAGAAGAGATCTATTTCAGAAGGTGAATTCTCTGAGATTGTCGAACTGATTGATGAATGCTATAATGATAAAGATGATCTTCCTAACATTGACTGGCTTGTAGACGAGACAGAAGATTACTGTAAGAATAAGAAACTTTATTCTGCGATCTACCGATCAATTAACATTCTTGATGGAAATGATAAAGAGTTAGATGCTCATGCTATTCCTGACATGTTGGATGATGCTTTGTCTGTATCGTTTGACACTACGATTGGTATGGAGTTCTTTGATGATGCTGACCGTCGTCATGACATGTATACAGACGAAGATGCTAGAGTTCCATTTTCTCTGTCTGCTCTAAACCGATTGTCAAATGGTGGGCATAAACGAAAAGCATTAAGCTGTATCCTAGCGGGCACGAATGTGGGCAAGTCTGCTATGATGTGTTATCTTGCGGGTGAATTACTCAAGCAAGGTAAAGATGTTCTGTATATCACAATGGAGATGGCAGAAGAATTGGTGATGCAACGTGTTGAGGCTAACCTTCTCGATATATCGACAGATGATCTTGAGAAACTTTCTAAAGAACAGTATCTTAAAAAGGTTGATAAAGTTAAGTCAAAGACTCATGGTCGATTCTTTGCGAAAGAATACCCAACTAGCGCAGCTCACTCTGGCCACTTCAGACATTTGCTTAAAGAACTCAAACAGAAGAAAAAATTTAATCCTGACTTCGTCTTCATCGACTATATCAATATCTGTGCATCTTCCAGATATAAATCAATGGCAGGAGTGAATTCGTATACGTACATTAAAGCAATCGCCGAAGAGCTTCGTGGTCTCGCTGTGGAATTTGAAATTCCTATTATGACTGCGACTCAAATCAATCGTGATGGCTTCAATGATAAATCACCAGATATGACTTCTAC